CTTGGGTCGGAAATCGTTTCAGTACTTTGGTTTGCTTTTAGTAATAATTGCTCATCAACATAAGCTTTAGTTACATCTCCTCCACCTCCAAATTGATCTTTTGGTACTAGATATGCTTTACCATTTCTTTCAATAATAACTTTATCACTATCAACTACGGTAGACGTTTCAGACATGCCACTAATCCTAACGTCTCGTAATGACGAAACAGGGAATAATATACTCGCTGGATTTAACCCAGATCCACCAACTACTTGGCTAGCATCGTATTTCCATGATTCATCACCGGTGACACTCAATACTACATTAGGATTTGTCTGTATCAACACCTTCGCGAACCTATCAAAAGAAGAGCTATGATCTATATTTTTTATAGAGACAGATAATCTATCTCCAACAGTACCTGTATTATCCTTTATATATATTGGCTGTATAGTCTTTGTTGGGTCTGCGTTGATTGATGAATTTGAGGTATTGTGATATATATCGTTCAGCCTTACATTTCCAGTGCTATTTATAAATGGGCCATTCAAAACTATATGCGGTATAAATGGATTACCCTCATACGAATCCCCTCTAAATATAGCATAATCAAGCGAAGCTCCACCATTAGATGACTTTATGTATCCAGTGCTGTTTGGCAGGAAAAACGCGGCGTTCTTTATATTTGGAGAGAATATTGAGAAATTATTACCATTCAATTTAAAATTAACTATCGGAACACCCTCTATTTGTACTTGTTTTGTCCCAGTCAATGACACATCAGATCCAAATATCATGTCTCCTTTTGCGTATATCTTAGCTGGCAGAGATTGCGCCTGAGCGCTATTCCAAGCCGATATAAGCTCACTTAAATTTGAAACATAGTAATTAACCACTACATTGTTTCTAGCCTCGTATACGTCATCTAAAATGGCTCTAGCGGAGGATATGATGCTAGAAAATGACACTCTTCTCGCGAATCCGGCAGTCGGGTCATTGAAGAGGAATGAATCTAGACTTTCACAGACGTCCTTTTGATCAAATGAATCTATTACATACCCTACACTAGAAGGAGCTGGATCTACGAAGTCTACATTTGCGGTAGCTAGCGTTATTGACCCTGCTGCTCCCTTCAACATTCCAGTTATGGTGGTCTTATCCTTTTCGCTCATAGGTGTTCCGTGCGTATGATCCGCCCTAGCATATGTGCTAGAAGTACCTACATTTGATAGTAATCCATATACAGTCTCCGCAGCAACATAATGTGTTGATGGCAATGGGAATGTGTCTACAGGCGTTGCCCATGTTCCATCTGATCTTAAGAATAGCAATGTACCACCAGCTAATTTCGGTAAGAATCCATGCTTGCTAGTTGTGGCATTATTTACTATGGAGTCCGATGTTATTAGATCTGACTCGCTATGGGTGTGTGATAGAGGAGCTCTTGCATCTGAGAGTCTTGGATCCAGCCCTTCGACGGCTTTTCCATTCTCACTTCCAAATCCAGGAAATGATACAATCGATGTTAGCTTTAGCTTATCTGCAGCAGACATAGCTCCTGGAGCTAGCGATGTAGCTTCTTGTATCGATACGATGTTATTTTCAACAATTATTGGAGCCGTACCTGAGACTTGGATAGTCTGACCTCCGCCACCCATGTCAGCCTCTTCAAATACACCACCTACTAATTTGTATATTTTGTCTTCGGATATAACATTCACAAGCATACCTTCTGACCTCCTATCTTGAGTTATAGAGTTTAGCTCGGTTATATTTGCAACAGACCTATAACCACCCCTATTGTATTTCTCGTCGGTTATAGCATATGTATCGGCCGAGTCATTTGGCGCTAACAAACCTGTTATTGATATAGCTCCTTGTATTTTTGACATATTATATTGCTGTTATTGTTAGTGCTGCCGAGGTAGCATTTGTTGTTCTTATAAATTTATATTGAGATGACACGCCGTATCCATTTGTATATGTTCTCAGTATGGGTGACTCCATACTTACTGCAAATCCAGTGTCTTTATTCTTATATGAAGATGGGGTTGATACTAAGTTCTCTATACATATCCATTTGTATGAATTTGAGATAGCTGGGAATATATAATCTCTAGCAGCCGTACTTGAACTTATAGACGTAAACGATGTTAGAAGTGTAAGTAGGTCAGTATTGGATACTGGTATAGATGACAATGTTGATCCACCGTAGTATATTTTATATGAAAATGTCCTAGTAAATACAAGCAGATCTATAGAGGTATTTGTAGATCCTATTATATCGCTCTCAATCCTTAGGTATACTTTTATTGATGAAGCAGTCATTATGTTTGGTATTGCAATTACAGATCCGGAATATACTATTTCACCAGCAGAGGTTAATGCTACGTTTGTGCTGTATGATGTAGCAATAGATGGTGTGTTTACTATACTAATTGTTTCACCATATTTTGTCTTCGATCCGCTAGAGTTTAGTTCTACATACAAAGAACAGCTAACCATTGATGTATTTGCTGTCTGTCTTGCAACTGTGAAAGCAGTAGATGCCAAAAGAACATTGCCATAATCGTAATTACTTTGAGATATAGGAGTAGTAGACAACGCTGGTTGAATAAAGCCTGGAAATGACATAGATGTATTTGATATAGCAGACATTGAATTGCTATCTGTTATTGTTACTTTATATTTTATATCAGATGTATTATTTGATGATATGTCAACACTTTCTGTATATGTAGCGCTATTACCAACGAATGTCAACGATCCTTTATTTATCCAAGTAGACCCATCTCTAGAAAATTCTAGCTTAGATGATGATAATGTAGCGCCTGGTGTTGTTATTGAATAGTTGATAGATAAATTTATAGAAACTACTGATGTTTGATTATACTGTAATTGCGCTGTATTGTTTGTTATTGACACTGTTGGATTCGACGATTCGAACGCCACATGTCTTAGAAACTGAGAAGCAGTCCATCCTGTTTCTGGTATAGCAGTTATCTGGTATTGAGATCCAGTACCATTGTATCTTCCAAATGATTTACCAACCGGAAGATATATGTAGAATGGTGGTAAAATTAACTCGCCTACACCATCAGCACCATCCTCTCCTTTTTCTCCTTGAATTCCTTGTGATCCTTGTTGACCTTTTTCTATAAGCAGAACCCAATCCTCTGATACTCCAGGTAGTTTATTGTCGCTAGGAGAAATACTTGGTATAGCACAGTAATAGACATTTCCTGAGTGCGTTTCATTCCCAGTAGCTCTAACAGCATCTCTAAATGAATACGTAGTGCTATTGCTATGCTGGCCGAGATAATTTAATCCCGTCAGTCCGGTATCACCCTTCTCTCCGTCAAAGTAGTCAACGCCTTTGATTGGTGTATATCCATCATTACCATCTTGACCTGTATCCCCTGTATCTCCTTTTACACCCACTAGCTGCCCATAATCTATCCATAATGTTCCGTTATACGCAACTAAATGACCACCCTTATCGCCTACAAGGCTTGGAGCTATAACCAATGGATCTGAGCGTAAATCGCCATTTGGATCTACTAATACAAAATAGTAATTATCCGAGACACCTAATGCCTCTCCCTCCAATACTACAGAGTCAGTTAATGCCCCTCTATAATCTGGAAGAAAGTTTTGTCCATCACTACCATCTCTGCCGTTATATCCATTGGCTCCCCTCTCTCCAGTATCTCCTTTTATACCAATCACTGTAGTTGTATCTGAAGCTTGATCATCTATTACAGATGAGTTTGAAAATTTCAAATTAGTCCTTCTCGGTACTGGCGTACTAGTGCTATCTAGAATTATATGACCAGACCCTGAACCTAACTTCTCCCACGAACTTAAGTTTGAGTATCCTGCAGCTGACTTTAATCGATATATACCATTATTGTCAATAATAGGATCTCCATATACTGCAGTTATCATTCCATCATATAGATAGATACTTCCATCAGAACTAGTCCATACTGATTGATTCGTCAGATCTGACATTAATTGCACCCTGCCTCTTGCATCTATTGGCTCCACAAATTTCACTTCGAAATTCCCAGAGTAGTTTGACGTGCCTTTGCTTCTCATTATGATTTAAATTTTATTGTTCTTGAGCCTATTTGTCCTCCATTATGGCTATATATATTATAGTTTTCATAAATTCCAGATCCTGGCTCGGCAGTAAACGTATTGATTATATTTGTAGTTCCATATAGTCCGGTTGTCTCATCCTTTTGATATGCCTGTGTGATAAATGAACCATTACTCCTCCAACTTTTTGGTATTAATATCTTTTGCTTTTTTAGCACCCCAGAAAAAGACTCCTCTTTTGCTAAAGTCACAACTATATCTAATCCATAGGCGGTCAATGGTGTTACTTCACTAACGGAATTTGTGTTTGATAGAGTAGCATATACTGGATGTACTCCATCTATTATGATTGTCTTTATTGATGTTGATCCAGCTGGAAGCGCCTGTGCAGAATATTCATTACCTCTAGACGACAGAGGTCTTTCGCCTTGGCTATAATATACTTTCGATGTCCACGTATTCGACCCAGAAAGTATTGTATATGACTGAACTGACTGAGAGTTTGTTGTAGCTCCAGCAGAAATGCCTGATACATTTGTCAATCCAGTTCCAGTGTATTCATATAGGTTCGATTGTCCACTTCTAAACCCAGATGTACCATACGCAGGGCTAATTAAACCCCTACTAAAAGAGGTTGTGAAGTTTATCGTAAGTACGGATCCTATCTTCTGGATTAATGGTACATTACATCCGAATGATGATGATGGGTCTGATAATGTCGTTGGGTAGAGTTCTTTATATAGCATCTGATCTACAACTTGCATAATCGTCTTCCCGCTTAGATTGCTCCCTGCCGGAATATAACCAACCGATATGGCAGTTCCTTCTGTGGTTGTTATAGTATCAAGTCCTGCCGCTAGTTTAGCATTAAATTCTGACTCAGTACCAGTATATCCACCTGATACAGCGCTCTGATACGCGGTCTTGCCGTCAGAACCCTTTACTGAAACTGATGATGGATTTGGAAGCCCGCCATTATTAGACCACGAGATTACGCCTTCTGCAGATACAGATGGTGTGTATGTATCACCAGTTAACCCAGTAGCTTTAACGCCAGAATCAATAAACTCACCAGTGGTATCACTATATATCATCCAAGTGTTTGTACTTGATATATATGGACTTCTTCCGTTCTTTCCGTCCTCTCCTGGATCGCTCTGTCCTATTCCGGATATAGACTTATATGTCTCTGTGTCTCTATCAAAATACTTTATTACAGATCCATCTGGATCTTCAGTTAAATCCATCCAAAGAACATTTAGTTTTGGATCTGGAGCATATTTAGACGAGAATATTCTTTGTTTTGAATTAACTAGCATAATTAGTATTTAATCATTAATTGTCCTGATGAGGTTCTATATATTTTACCTGTAGGTAGTTCTGCTGCAGCCGTGTTATCTTCGAATACTGGTACATTTTGCAGTACTGCATTTGTTTTAGATGCATATATGGCATCAAGTCCAGAAAGCACGAATACCTTTACAACAGCCATGCTTGTTCTAAACGTCTGCCAATAAGATCCCATATCTATTGATATTGGAAATGCACTAGATGGGCCAACCGTACTGGTGTGCTCGAGTTCTGTTATCTTTTTTTCTTTCATTTTATTATAGTTTTAAAATAAATGAATCTTCTGTTATTATATCAAATTCATCCTCTGTCGTTAATTTATAACCAGAAAACAAATAACTGTCTGGCATCGTAAATATATCTAAATAGCTGCATGATTTAACGAGCTCATTTATCTTTCTAGATATTAAGTTTATATCAGATTCTTCGTAGAAGTTATTTATCATGTACTCCCTAATCTTTCCAAGTTCACTAAGTGCTATTATATATGATGTATCTATATCTCTTCTCTTAATGTTCGTAGCAATAGATCTCTTTAAAGCGTATGCGGTTGATATTACCGTCTTCCTTGTATCTATCATATTAGTATGCTGAGTTTGGATTATTCTGCATTATCCCACTATGCCCGAATGTGGCTAATTTTATTAGCTGATCGTAATACATCGCGGCCATCTGAATATCGGAAGATTCTACCGCATCTCTCAATATGTATTCTACAAACGAGTACGTATTTAATCTTTTAGACATTTTTTGTATGTTTGAAAAATCATCGTTTATAGAAGTTAGCATTATCTTGTGATCGTAGAATCTAGTGTAATCACAAAGACACCCAACAGCTAAATTACTTATATACTCAGCATTTACGGATATTATACCGTGCGTATTAAAGCTAGCAGTACTTTCAGAGCTTTTTGTAATATCATTTGCTACATCTATGGACAATAGAAAATAGCTCCCTGTCATTGATATTGTTTTATTGTACACATATGTGTCGGAACTAGTTGCGCTATGTTTAGTTAGATAGATTTTAGTTACAGACGACAATGGGTATGTAGATGAATTACTTGTCGAAAAGACTAAATATATTTTTCCTTTATCGTTAGAATAAAACGATTTCTCTATTGTTATCATTTTGTATATATAAAAAAAGGGGAGGCTTTTACACCGCCCCTTAATTATTTAATAGGTAAATTACAATCCAGCCCAAGCTGCGATAGCATCGCGCATAGCCTCTAGACCTTGACCAGCAGTAGCATAAACTTCAGCAGCAAAGTCAGTTGATTTAATATATTGATTATCTGGACTTTGATATTCGTTCGAGAACTCCAATACTAGAGAGTCGTAAGTAGAACTTAATACTACATTCAATTCTGGTTTAATAACCGGCCATTCTGTGCGATATGTGATTCCTTTATATCCTAAAGCAGCTTGTTCTCTATCTCTAACGATAAATGGATTGCCTTTTCCTGGATTTGATTCAGTTAGTGCAATTGTCAATCCAGGAACTGAATTGTATTTATTATTAGAAATTGAAGTATTATCTGTGTAATATACTACTACTTTCATTTGTACTTGAGAGTATGGAGTAATTGCCTCTTTTGTTGCGATTCCAGCCTCTGGACCATCAACTGGAAGTGCAGTCAATCTTAATACGTCTCCTGTCTCAGCAGATGCAAGTACTCGTCTACCGCTATGTGCATTTACTTTTGCAACGAATTTAGCGATAAGAGTTGTAATTGTCTCTCCAGTAGCAGCGGTAACTTCATATGAGTGTGTAAATTGACCTGGATGTTCATATATATCTCTATATATAGCGCGAACAACATATCTTTTACCAGCAGAAACGGTTACTCCAGTCCAGTCGATATTAGCTACTGCTTCTTGTTTTGCAACATAAGCACAACCTCCATCAGCTGTAATGTTTTTAATTTTACCTTTATTGATAATAGCTGATCTCTTAACTCCAGAAGCACTATTATATGCTATTTGAATAGAATCAATTGTAGACGCAATAGAAGTTGAATAATCAATACCTGCACCTGTTTTTGGGTTAAGTAAAAATACTTTTCCAACCGCAGGAGCGGCTCCATCAGCATCAGTTCCTGTAGAAACGAATACTGTATTTGGTTTTTGTAACATATTTATTTTTTTTGTTTGGTTAAACTTGGCCTCAGTTTTTCCTTTTGTCTAGTCATTCTACTTTCGTTTCGATTTCCACGTCTGAGCTAAACTGAGTATTTTTGTAGATCTTATTCTACAAATTGTGATTCCTGGCTATAGGTTTGATACCTTGGCTCGGATATATTTTGAAGTGCTAATCTAACCGCCAGTACTACCACTTCATCCCATAAATGGTCTGGAACAGCAGTTTCGTGAATTAGCTCTAATTTTGTTTTGTCTATAGGATCAAGTGCTGGTTTATTATATTTACATATATAATGAAATCCATCTAGAAATATTCTTGTACCGTTTGGAATTGCATCGGCCTCTTCATACTCTACATAATTATACCAATCCAATTTTTCTGGCATATGTATATACTCAATAGAATATTTATCTATAAAATACGATCCATCTGTAAACACCTTGATTTTGTTCTCAGATATAACTCTGATTGGCTTTGCCCTATTCCCATGAAGTCTGTGCTCTGACAATGAATTCTCAAGTTGACTATCTATATTCTCTATCGTTGCCTCAAGTATATTCCCTCTCTTTCTTTTAGGGGTGCCAGATATTTTAGGCCAACAAGAATCATTTGAATATATATTGACAGTTTCACCGACTAATATCATATAGTCCGATGGGAATTCAAGATCAAGTGATCCCGGGTAATTTGTTATCTTTCTAAGCAAGCTTAAATCTGAAGCTGTATGCTCAACATCTGATATATAGTAATCTCCATCAGGGCCAAGAATTATATCTTTAACATAGTACTTCGTTCCAGATGAGAATATCTTCACAGTGTAGTCATATACCTTTGTTGCCATTCTAAGATCGTCAGTCCTTTTCTGATCCTGCTGAAACCCTTTTTGATGAGCATTCAATCCAGAATACCTTGTCTTTATCGTTCTAAGTATTGCGGTATTAATCCAATAGTCTATTTCCTCTTCAAGAAAGGATGGGTATGCACTAATTGGCGGCTTATCCAATTCTAGCTTGAAATTTCTATGTAACTCTGATAGTGTCATTTAATTATCTTTTACTTTCAATCTCTTCGATTATAGCAATCCTAATATCCTGATTTGTTTTACTGTCTAGATGTGCCACGGCATCACTTAGTGATGTACCAATAATATCGGTTCCGTAATAATATACATTTTTATTTTTTCGTATAATATTTTTTGATATAGCAGCTTCAACCAGTACCTCGGTTGCCTTTGTTTTATTATTAACCCACTTGTCGAAAAATTTATCTGGGTCTTTCTCTACATTTTCAAATAGTTTGTTTTCAACTAGCTCGTTTGACATTGATTCTGATTTATAACCATACAGTCTCAAGCATTGACGCATTTGATCTAAGTTCATTTTATCGAACTCTCTAATGGCCTCTCTTCTTCGTTTGTTTATTCTATTTGATTCAGACGCTTCTGATTCTTTGTTTATCAATACGAAGTCAGTCCCTGGTTTTGTATCATTAAGACCATTGGCAACTTTCTTGTGATTTGATAAAAATAAATATTGCAGTTCATCCCAAGGCCTACTCGTATCTAATTCTATATCTACGCTAGACAGTTTGACTGCAAATGTTGCCCAATATTTACTAAATGGAGCAAGCGTTCCTGGCTCTAATCCCAGCGACTTTTCAAGTCTATCAGCATCCTCTTGCGCTAATCCAGTGTGTGCATTACCAGATCTTGTTAATAGGGGTGATATATAGTCGAACGATCCTTTGTACTTGGTTATACCAGACCATGGATCTTTTTTCTTATGTTTCAGTGTGAATAACATATAATTTTCATTTACATTAATTGTAAGTATAATTATTTATACTAGTTGTGTGTAGCAGAACCAACCACTACACACATTTTTTTTATTAGGCGGCAGTATCCATGATCAACTCACCACAAGAGCGTGGATCGCGAACCATAATACCTACTTCTCCTAAGAAGTGAACAGAGTATCCGTCTTTTGCATTAGAGCGCAATGTGCTTATTGATTTAGCATATCCAGCGCCAGGAGCTACAGAACCACCAGTATACCATTGAACGAATTCACGTTCTTTACGTACAACTTTAACGATGTTAGCCTCACCATCACGAACACCGAAATCAAGGAATGTGAATCTATAAGATTCAAGTGGTTTTCCTGAAATTGGGTGAAGTTTACGATTGTGAATTAAATCATCGTATAATGGAAGATGTTTAACTGTAAGCTCAATACCATTGGTCATTCTATAAGTAGTAAATTGACCACCTAGGACTAATTCTTGACCAGAACCTGTAATAAATTTAGTGTCTACAGTAGTAAATGCTGCTACTTTTTCTTTCAATACTCTATCGAATTCACGCATACCCATCTCGCCTGTGAATGCAACAAACTTACGTTCGCCAGCTCCAAGCATATTGTATGACATGTCGAATAAGAAATCTTCCAATAAGTCTGCAGTCAACTCGGTATAATAACGACGATTAGATGGAGCAATTTGTTGCAACAATCCAGCACCGATATATACAGGTCTACCGTTTGTACCCATCAAGTCAGTTGTGCCGTCTTGATTTGCATTATATTTAGAGTATACCAATTGTCTTTCTAGACGTTTGTACCATTCTCTCATAGCTTTCCACTCCTGGAAGTCAGACCAAAGGTATGATGTTTTTCCAGTTTTAGGATCTTTCAATGAAATTGCCAATACTGTAGAATATGCAGATCCGGTGATGTCGTAAGACAAGCGAACTGTAGTCAAGTGATTGCGCAATTTAACATGAGTGCTATAGTTGATGATATCAGCTTCTTCTGAGTATTCTTCGTAGGCAGAACCTAAACGAGAAACTTGAGCTCCAGCAGCTAAAAATTCAGCAGGAACATAAGAAGTTGCTTGTCCATCAGCAATAAAACAGGTGTAAACCCATTCGTTACCATCTTGGTATGGGGCGCCAGATACGCGTAATTGATATTCTTTGTCATCTAATTCGATGATAGCACCTGGTCCAAACCATTTATCTTCAACCCATAGTTGAATTGGCGAATTACCAATACCAGCTTTATTTGAAGAGTCATTTGGTGTAGCACCATTTGCTTTTGCAGATCTAATTGTCACTGCGCGATCAGAGTCGATCATTACTGACCATCTAAATTCTCTTTGATCAATCATCATTGTTTTGCCCATACCTCCAGTCAAGAAGTCAAGCATAGAACCTTGATCTTTCGCACCGAATACGTAAGATACTACACTCGCTACTTCGTGAGGTTTTGTTAACAATGCATTAGATAGCATGTTTTCGTCAACCAAGTCACTAAATCTTTTTCCGCGGTATAGTTGCAGGTTGTTTAAAATTCCGTTTTCCATATATAAAATTAAGTCTTATTTTTTTTATTTGGGTCTATTTAAAAGTTGTTTTGAGGCTATAGACCATAGTGGTGATGGCGATCCAGTACCGATAGATTGTTTCGATCCGCCAACTTTATTAGATGTTAGCGATCTCCTAAGCCTATCCACAGAAGACGTCTCTCCAGCTCTTTTAGCGCTGTCGATTAATTTATCGCCCTTCATTGTAAAATATGCAGACTCTATTAAGTTCTTAGTTGACTTAGAATAGTCTTTCTGATATCTAGTTTTCCCATCTGATTCTACTTTAAAAAGATATTCCATTAAATGTTTCTTATCTTCTTTCGGAACCTTAATCCCTCGTATATCTGATAACGCCTCTATTTCATTGACAACGTTCGAGTAAAACTTTTGTTGGGCCTCTATGTCCGCTGTATTCTTTATTTTCTGCTGCTCCAATAGCTCTTTGCGCCTTTCTTCTTTTATCTCGATAAGTGAATCTATAGCATCAGAGGCTTCATCTTCAAGAATATCTGCATCTTCGTATTTATCTATTTTTCTTTTTATTTGTGAGTCAGAGAAGCCTTTTTCTTTTAAGAATTCAGACAGAACCAGTCTTTGGTTTTCCACCTTATCTAAATCTATCTCATTGTAATCTACTTCTCCAGCAGCTACAGACATATAGTCAGATAGTTTTCCTCCATTCCTAACGAACTCATCAATGGCTGCAACTTCATCATTAGCATATGATGGTTTAGAGCTCTCTTCTACAGCCTCCTTCATGTATTCTATTAACCCCTCTAATGATTTTGGTTTTTCTTCATCATCTACTGATCCCCATCCAATTTTCTCAGATAGTGCATCAAATAGGGCTGATACCTGCTCCACTTCTGCATCATCGATATCTGCAGCATCATCAGTATCGTCGTCATTAACATCTGCTTTTGATTTCTTATCATCATCAATATCATCATCAGTTAAATCTGGCGTGATATCATCATCAATATCATCGTCATCCATATTGATTGGCTCGGTATCTCTACTGTCAGGGTCGTTTGGATCTGTGATGATTTCAACGCCTTTCATTTCTTTTAGAGGCTCATTCAATCCCATTTCATCAAATAGTGCAGAGAATCCTCCTAATGTATTATTATTTTTCATAATTATATTATTATAATTGTAGTTTGTTTTGTATGTTGTGTTATAGCCAATAGAATCGATGTAGAGGCTATTTTAAAGCCCTCTAAGGCATTATCTTTTATTAATGATACATTTATATCAATTAAGATTAAAGTGCCTTAGAATGGCTTATAATTAGTTTATTTAGTTCTGTTTGATTTGATCTTATTATAGTCGGCAAACATATCCTTGTGCTCTTTGTATGCCACCGGGCATCCAACACAGTCTATATATGAAATCATCAACATTGGAGTACCTCCATTCTTTGCGCTATTCTTTGTGATCTTAGTTACATTATCTAAATTGACGAGAGTTCCTTCTGATAGTTCTATAAAATTGCTCATTATACCCCTGCGCTTGTTTTATTTTTTAATGCTGTTTTTGCCTTTAATTTCTCTCTACTCATTGCTGCTTCATCTTTCATCTTCTGCAACTTCTCTTGGGCTTTAATTTTATCCCTTTCTAGATTGATTCGTTTATCTTCTATTTCTTTTTGAGCATCAATCTTCTTCCCCTCCATTTTCATTTTTATATCAGAGTCCCTTTGTTTTTGCATAGCTTGTACTTGCTTATCAAATGCATCGGATTCTAATTGATTTCTTCTTAGAGATAGATCTGCTATTTCCATTGGGTCAGGAATTCCATTGCTGTTTTGATCCATGTCTTGAGCGCCCCTGTAAGCTTGTAGTTCAGCGACCGCTATTCGAGTTTGATTATCCATGTCGATCTTATACTTATCGAGATCCATCTCTGCTTGCTTAAGCTGCAGTTCTTGTTGTTTGACTTCATTCTGCATCTGTATAAGTTGAGCTTGACGTTGATTATCAGCTTCAGCAGCAGCTTGTTGTTGTTCTGCTCGCATTTTCTCTATTTCAGACAGTTTTGATTTTATCTCTGTTATACTATCCTTAGTCATTATCTCTGCGATATCAAGAAGTCCTGCTCCATTTTGCATAGCTGGTTGATATAGAGATTTTATAGACTCTAGCATCTGTAATTCCCTAGAAGAGTCTGTAGTAAATATATCATGATCCTCATATAAGAATCCTTCTGATAGTTTTAGAAATGCTCTTGTAGCGTCATTCAGTAGATATTGCAGGTGTGTCCTTCCAGAGTTAGCCCAAGCCGCTTTTGCCGTATTAAGAAGCATTTTAAGTGTATTCTTCTTGCATTGATTATGCAACCATACGATTGGCTCAGTCACTAATGACGACTGAATCACCGATCGCTCGACAGCTCCAACTAATTCTCTATTCGATATAGATCCTTGTCTTTGTCTATTCACACCAGATAACTCGCCAGCCATATCTTCTATCTTAGATAATATATCTATATATTGCCCAATCACATTAGCCATAGTAAGGTCTAATGCTGCTATCTGATTAAACTGACTGCTCTTTCCTCCTTCTCTTCCTGGAATATCCCAGCCTTCTTCGTATGGATTGATGAAATTGACTCCAATAGAAGACAAATAATGCATCCATTTTGCTGGATCTATATTCATTGATTTTGGTATCTGAGTTATATCCATCGTTATGACTTTGCCCTTGTCTCTAGCTAGCGCTAATTCAAGTCTATACCATATAATGATGTACATATACTGGAGTGGTTTTAATATAGATACAAGCGACTTCGATGGTGAGTTTGAGTTATTATATATGACCCCAGTGTAAGGAAGTTTTTGCGAATTAATTTCATCTGCAGATATATATTGATAATCAAGTGGTTGACACCCAACATAAAGATCATCTCCTATTCTATATCCCTCCCACACTTCTATGGCCCATTTCCATTCTATTGATAGTTCATTTCCTATCGGCATATAATCTTCAGATACCCTAATGCTTTGCACTTGCCCAGACTCGTCTTCTATAGTTACAAACCCGATCTTTACAAACGACTTCCATGTTGCATGCCATAGATTCAATACTGTAGAGTTATTTATATCATCATTGCCGAGTCCAGCAACTGTCTTCATTTTTGTATGCATATAATCCATACCTGATGGAAGTTGAGCTCCATATTTATTTGAGCTAGTACCTTCTCCTACCATCTCTAGTAGTTCGTTCAGATCATCATCTGTCATCTTATCATACAGTCTATCATATATTTCAGTATATGACATTCGCATCTTTCTTACAGCCCAGTCTCCATCTTCTATAAACTCTAAGTCCGGAGAACTGTCATTCGCAAAATACATTGGATTGACTTTTTCTAGGCTAGGCTCTCCATTTAATATACCATTATAGTATACTTCTTTCCCTGCTATTAAAGCATCTTTGAACCCGGATGAAAATTTATGATTTAAATCAAGTTTCTCTTTCAGATAGTTAAGCGAGTGATATGCTGTAGATTCAGATAGATCCTTGTAGTCTTTTGACATAAAATCTCCAAGACTTTCTGGTGGTGCTATTTCTCCCGATGCTAGTCTTTCTTCATATAATGCGGCTTCTCCCTCATCCATAGATGCCGTGATCTCTTGCATCAGATAATCATATACCATCTGCTTTAATTGCTCTTGAGCTTGTGATGTTGCATCCTGGCTAGTTCTTATGACTCTAAAATTAAATGGCATCTTAGTCTCTTCTCCTAGTAGTAAGTCTATCTTTGGCTTTATTATGTTAAAGTTTTGTGGAGTAGCTGGAAACCCATCGTCTTGTTTAAACGGGTCTGTTACGTATTTTAAGTCCTTCTCGCTGAATATACTATTGTATAAGTCATAGTTAACCTTCATCTCTTCATATGGAGACGAGTCTAGACCGGCCGGGGTAACATCGCCCATTCCTATTATATAGTCTACACATTGTTTTTGCCAGTCCTTTCCTTTTTGTTTGTACGGAAGTTTCTGTATTGGGAATACTGAGTTTTGATATTTCATGTTGTTATAGGTTAAGTAAGCCTCTATCTTGTGATTTTAAACTTGAAGTCTCAGACCAAGAATTAGAGAATAGTGGCTTATCAAAAAGGTTTTTGTTTCTTATTTCTTGCTCTTTCTTTTTTACATGCAAGTTGTGTAATTGCTCTCTAAATATCATTAAACACTGTAGGGCTCTAACTCTATCGAAATTACCTTTGTCGTTGTATTGTATTAGTTCTTCTATCAATGGCTCAGACAATATTCTGGTCAGGTTTTTAAATCCAGGAGCATACTCTTCATTCAACCACTCTTTAATTAATCCCTCAGAATAATCTATGATCTGAGTAGTCATATGGATGCCTTTTCTCCTCTGTACAGTAGATCTTCCTATGATATCATTTATTATATCCGGCTGATCTGCCAGCAAATAGTCTGAATGCTTTTGTGTAAAATATGGAAATATACCCTTTCTTTCGTTCTCGTATAATAATTTAGCGTTATAATACAACAATAAACTCCTAACGTTCTCATAGTAGTCTTCAGCTCTATCGGGCCTTCCTGTATACTCTGCCACAATAACGTCATAGTACTCTTCAAAGCTCTGGAATCTTTTATATATAAATGTTGATCCTAATGAATTAGTTCCAGCCTTATCATGGTCGTCGATTGTGTTATCGATAGGCTTTTTATCCTATCTTCTGGGGGTCACCCCGCATTATAGTATGTTGCTTCATACCCAGTCCAGCGTACATTATCAATATTGATTATTGTTGAGCACTCTTGGCAGAATTATATTTATTCATCTGCTACGCGTTACGGTGACAATTAGCCTTTCGAAATCTAATTGTTTACCTCGGTGTTTTCTACTAGAGACTTTCACCGATTTTGCTCAATTCTTACGACGTATGTCGCACCGCTAAGTTAACGGGTCACAATTATGTGTGACGATATTTCTACACATATAAGTGTGTGTATCACATTCAAAATTATATACAGTTCCAGTATATTTTGATCTATCTATCTTCACTATAGGAATATATATATATTTTCCGCATTCAGATAATAATACTCTTTTTGAGCTCCCAATAGTTGAGTCTACCTGTTCTCTTATTATTCTATTTATCTTATTGCTAGAAATAATAGATTCTATTCCAATTGGCACTATCTTTTTAATAGATGATCTTGCTACTGATAGTCTATATGACTCCTTGCTTATATATTCTTTGTTATTAAATATAGATATAGATTTTTTACTGTGTCTAGTTATGGTATTTGATATTCCAGTAGAAAATAGTATATCTTGTATTGATTCAAGTAACTCCAGATTTATACTTGTAAAGTTAACTCTTAATTTTCCTCTATCATAGTATGCGCTTCCATCTGAATCTAAATATCCAGATATCATGTATTTTCTTAATTCATCTCTAGATAGCTTAGCCCACTCTGGAATTCTTTTGCCGTATGAATACTTTCCAAATTCTTTTTCTAGTAAATCAAATAGTGGCTTATGTGTAAATCTTCTTGTATTTCCACCATTTGTCTTACAATGAATCGTCTTTCTATTGAAAAGTTTTTCAATTACATTATCAAATTGGATTGCACTTTCTGTTTGATCTATTCCAAAAGCAACATATATATCATGAGAATTACCATTTCTATTATTAAACCCATCTCCAAGCCAGACTCCTATAAACCACCAAAATAGATTATTATCTGGGTCTACATAAGCTCCCAGATATTTATATATCTTTGATACATATTCTTCTGTATATGATCCGTATTTATTCGGTATTTTTAGTCTATCTCCAGTTTTTAAATATTTTGCTTCTATAAATTGATCTTCTATTAAAATTGGATGCTCCTCTGTAAAATTGGTACCTCTATAAGATCCGTATGGGGTTACCCTATATGTATCGTGATTTTCTTTGTGTCTTTTTTGGAATACCTTTATCTTAACAGTTTCTCCTTTTTCATTTATTAATTGATCATTATGATCTACTAATTCTACGTTCTTAAGTCCATTGTTTGTCAGAACCTTCTCCCCTGGAGTTAGACAGCCAGCTATATATAATCCATGTGGCGAATCTTTAACTGGGTGCTCCCATATTACTATAGAACCAGTTGTAGCATCATTCTTTCCTAATGGGTACTTGGCTATATCTCCGCCCTTTTTTATTTGCCATGTTAGTACGCCGTTTATATATACTAGATCCCCAACCTGCTTATGGGATTGAAGTTTCCTATTGGATCTAATAAGAGATAATTGAGTCATCAACTCTTTTTTTGGAAATATATTTCCAGTTAATTCTAAGCAGGCTTCTTGCGGTGTTACTGGATTTTCGGCAGAATATCTATCTATTGCTCTAGAGTCAGATGATCCTTCGATAACCTTCTCTCTTTCGCTCATTGCGTATGCTATAGCCTTATCTTTAAATGTATTACCATTATTATCCATGTAGCATCTATTACCATCCTTATCGAGAACAGACATATTTGCATACACTGGAACAAAGAAAGCGCATTCATTCCCATCTGCACCCTCATCCCATGCATTATTAAATGATTTTACATTATACCCCTTAGGATTGTAAAACATTTCCTTGAGTCCGTCGAACCTACTTGAATCATCACCGCCAGTCCCAAATGCAACCATCAAGCCATACGCAACACCATCTTCTTCTACAGAAGGCCTAGCAATTTGCCATGCTTGCAGAATATCCTTGAATGATCCAGCCTCCTCCCATAGTATGAGTTTTCCGCGTTTACCACGGGCGCGGTTAGGGTCGTTTTTAAGTGTTACTCCAATTATCTCAGATTTATAACCAACCTCAATTCTGTTGCCCATTTCATCTGTTGTTACAATTGATGCTCTTCTATGCATCTTAGTACTAACAGCTTGACGTTTCTTTGACCAGGCGGTATGCTCATCTATAAAGTCCATTAAATCCCATGCTTTTGTTATGAGTCCATCGCGAACTAAATATTCTGTCTCTGATGCAATTGCATATGATTTAGACTCTGGTATGAGATAATAGTTTCTAACAAGCATAGAACTACCTTTAAACGAATAGCCCTTACCACGCGCCTTTAACACAACCATGTGCTTGCCCTCATCCTCTGCTTCTTGTATTCCTGAAAAATAATAATAGTCGTAATCATAAAAATCCGGAAACTCTCTAGTCTTCTCCCTCTTCTTTCTCATGACGCCATGTCTATCTTTATACTCAACCTCTACAAGCCTTAATATTGGGCAGTAATTTAAATACCAATAATTATATCCACTTATCCAATCGCCATCGTCCGCTGTATATCCATCAATACATCTAGCTTCTTCTCCTTCCCAGTACTTTAAATACTCGGATGACCCTACTGGTGCAGAACAATAAAAGCCGCTATCCTGAAATCGGATAGCAGCCTGACGAAATTTCTGAGAATTTAAAACCCTTCTTTCGAAATCTATCATATTGTTTTGTGTTATTTATTTAACCAAGCAGATAATTTAGGAAACGCAGTTTGGAACCATGTTTTCTTTACTTCTACTACAACTTCAATTACAGGAGTTTCAACTACGACTGCAACTTTAGCTTTAGGTTTGTGATAATGTTTGCGTTTTGCTTTTGCAGGAGCTTCTTGTATTAGCTCTACTGTCTTTTCTACTGGAGTCAATGCTTCTTTAGCAGTCTCCTTTGTTTGTTTATTTTTCATATTATTAATTATTAATATATTTGTAATAACGCATTGTTATTTAATTTGTTTTTGTAGTGTTCAATATCTTACAACAGTCTACTCTAATATAGATATATATACACCTGGGTTATTCTTATCTACTGAATACCATTTACCATCTATCTGCATTGGGAAAGGTAGTACGCAGTCCATATTATCATCCTCAATTATGTCAAATGCTACCATTAAATCGAATATGATTTGACAGATATTATGAAAGTCGAACTTAGATTTGGTTTGCCTTACGAAGTGTATTCCAAACTTTACCGGATACTCTGTCTTCGATTGCCAGTAAAGCTGGACCAATTCCTTGAGTTCTTTTACCGGAAACACGCATGGCTTTGTCTTGTAGTAGGTCACTTCTTTCTTTGATACCGAGTAATGTTGAATACCCATTTCCCTTAAGAACTTTCCCACTGTCTTTGAGTGAAACACTCCCTTGCTTGTTGCTACCTTGCTGTTCTTGCTGCTTGGTATCGAACCCTTTATAAAAACCATATTTTGTAATTTGTCTTGTATATTCTCTAAGTTCATTTGACGCATTGATCCAGTCTTCCGATAATATTAAGTTAATCTCCATAATAATATATATTTCCTTTTTCTCCATTAACGGTTACTAGAGGAGTTATAATGGATAATATCTTTTCGTAATTTCTATGTGTTTTTATTGAAGCTGGAAGAAATACCGACTCAAATCTATTTCCACATAATTGAAACCACCTTTGACTGGAGAAGTCATCCTCATCTACAATTAATACTCTGTCTCTAACTCTTATCGTATCTACTATCCTCATATTATCTTTTCTTTGGTAATTCAAAGTGCCCTATCTCAGACCCGCCTCTAACTGAGCTAGACTCAAGCTCTTCTTTTCTAACTTGCTTCTCTAGTGAATCTATTGCTTTAACTGTCTTGTCAATCATTCCTGCAGACGCCAATATTTCCTTTACCAATTTCATATCCATGTACTCCATTGGCTCATCCAGGTATTTAGATATAACTTCTAATTTGCGTCTGAAGGCTCTAAGTAATTTTAAATTCAATGTGTCGGTGAATTCCAAATACATCGCCTCTGCTTCTTTTATTAGATCGCTTGGCTCCCAGTCTTCAGAGAACAACTCTTTCCTAAGAATACGTTCTCTATCTTCTATATAGATTGATGCATATGGACTGTCATGGTAGTGTTTAAATATTATATAAGCTATTTGATTATGTGCGTACGCCTTATCTTCTGTTGATTCCCATATCCTCTTAAAGCATGGTATGAGCAATGTGTCTGCACTAAGAACTACTTTACCTCCAACTATATCTCCTATCTTATTCATTATTTACCGCAACATCTCTTGTATTTAATTTCACTACCACATTCACATAAAGTATTTCTACCCTGCTTCTTTTTGCTTCTCTTGAATGGAATAAGCTTAAGCCCAAACTGTTTTCTAAATGCCTTTGTCCATACTTGTTGTTCGAACCATTCTTTGGTTCCAAACTTTGGCTCTTCTTTTACTGGCTCCAATAATTCCATAGCCTCATCTAGAGGCATATCCTTGTAATCCTCTGGATTACTACTAAGCTGCGATCTCAGTACTTTCTTCTGGCTTGCTTGCATCTTGTTCTTTATTATCTGTACTTCCATAACCACCTTCTCCTCTTTCAGTTTCAGATAGCTTTTCTGATACCTCAAATTCAATTTTCGGATATGGCATTATTATTAATTGAGCAAATCGCTCTCCCTCTGTATATATCACAGGAGTAGTATTTGTATTTACTTTGTATTTAACTGTAACTACCCCTCTGTAGTCTGAGTCAATTACTCCTACACAGTTTGTTTGAACTAGCGACATTTTAGATATAGAGGATCTTGGGAAGATTAATCCTACATACCCTTCGGGGATTTCTATAGAAAGACCTGTTGAGTATACTAGTGTAGGCACTCCGTCTTTAGAATGTTCTATACCAATTTCTACTGCTGTTAAATCCATTCCTGCAGATCCATCTGTACCATACATTGGAATCACTGCTTTTTCGTGTCTCTTTTCTATTTTTACTATCATCTCTTTTTATGTATCTTTTATTGTCTAATAAGAATATTGCCAAGCATGTCGATAGATATGCTACTACCAAGCTCATTGTTTCTTCTAAGTTTATTATATGTATTATCAAAATTAACTACACTCGATGACGGAAGAGTCCTCACGACCTTGCAATAGTCCTCCATCTTCATCCTTTTTGTTTCCTGATTTATATCTATTATCAAATCTCTCTGAGTATCTTTTATTTCTAGCATCACCTAATTCTCTTTTTTTGCCTTTTAAGCCTATTTTGTATTTAAATTTTCCTATAAGTGGTAGCATTATATCTCGCTCATCATCCAAGTCCCCGATAACATCTCTAAGGAAATGAAATTGGCTTTTTACAATAGTCTCAACAACACTTTTGTGTAAATTATATTTGACGCCAATCTTTTGATATATATCGTCCTTCGGCTTAGCCATTCTGTGTTTGTGTTATTTCGTGAGGTATGACCATATCCTGAATTATCTTTTACTATATTCATTAATTTATATGGCGCATATTCTCCGTTTTCATTTTCTCTATATATTGTCATTGCTTTTTATCTTTAATACGATAGCTATTTGAACTTGTTTGTTTGCTATAACATCAGGTACTAGTACCTTATTTACAGCTAATATATTGTCATATCTAACAAATATACCTCTATCCTTATATTTCTTTATATACCTACTGAGATTTTCTCTTGTTATATTAGTCATAGTCATTATTAGTTTTCTATGACTTGTTGAATCTATATTAACCTTTAGCTTTCTTTTTTTTATCTCCATTTGAAGGTCTAAGAATACGGATAGCAACTCTAGTTCCCTGCCCGATAAATTCATTAGACCATTCAATGATTTTAAAAACTCAATACTAAGCTCAGACGGTCTCACTGTCTTTGCTAGAGTATTCATTATTTTTTAAGCTCCTCTAACAATGTTATCATATTTCTATATACAGTCAATGCTTCCATTGCATACTCTTCGTAGTCTTGAGAGTACCTATTGCTGTCTAGTTTTTTCTCGATAATAGAAGATTCTTTTGTATAATCTACAATTTTTGTATCAATTCTTTTTAAGACAGTATCCAATTGCTCTTCTTTTTTTAGCTCGATACATTCCCTTTCAATTGAAGCAACTATCTTGTCTCTAAGATTCGCATTTTCTTGTTCTAGTTCAGTAATGCGTTGTTTATTTGTTTTGATTGGATTGAACCATTCTACTGCTTTAAACTCATCTTTATTTAATAAAGATTCTGAGATAGAGATGATTCTTTTTGCAGTATAAGTGTCTGTCACTGTTTCAACTTTCAATTCAAAATTCGAATCTGCATTTAATCTTGTTAATGTATCCCCAACTTCTAATCCTGGTAATGCTTTTATTACCTCTACTGTTTTAATATTATTCATTTTTATTTTATTATTTTTGTTTAAAGTTATTGCAATGCCCTGATGCTGATATTCTGAAATTACATATATTACTATACGTACATACATTATACCACGACCTATCTATATGCAGATCTTCTAGTTCTTTATTGAACTGACATCCAAGGCATGAAGGAGCATTCTCTTTGTACCCCATAGCTTCTTTTGTAATTTCCACCAACTTCAAATCAGTTAATTTGCCCATTTTTATTATTTTTATAATTAAACTTCTATATATATAAACGTATATTATTAAATATTGTTGTATTAATAATACAATTATTTTAATATTTATGCAAAAAAAAGAGGACTCAGGGAGACACCCCTAAATCCTCAATTCTAAAACAAACTTCCTAAATTTCTATAAAACCCTTACTTGTTCTTTTTACTTCCATAGCTTCCGTTGCTAGTCTGTCTGCTGTTTCGTTTCCTATAATACCAGCATGACCTTTGCACCATTCTACAGTTACGTTATCCCTTTTTCCAAGTAGGTAGTATATATTTTCCCAAATCTCAGGATTCTTTATTTTGGCGAATCCACTTTTAGCCCAGTTCTTCAACCATCCACAGTTAATAGCATTTTCTATATATTTAGAATCTGTATGAATTACGGTGTGCATATAACCGGATTTGATCCCACTTATAGCCATCATTATTCCTTCTAGGAATCCAGCCAGCTCCATTCTATTATTTGTAGTATATTCGCTATATCCAGATGAGAATTCAACCTTGCCATCATGCATTATAACTGCAGAATATCCACCTGGTCCTGGATTTCCAGAGCAGGCTCCATCCGTCCATATATGCAAGACATTACCGATCATTTATACCTCCTTGCAAATTACATCAAATGGATCTACTAGTGCAGAACCAGGAACCAAATCAAAATCAGTGGCTCTTAGGTTCCTATATACAACCTTATCTCCAATTTTATATGTTTCATCACCTATTTTCTGTAGAGATGTTGGAACTTTCAAAACAACACCTACTCTAAGGACGGATACGATCTTCGTGGTCTCTTTTTTCATATCAGTTAATTCATTCCCATCTTCATCAAATTCTCCGTTTGGAACTGGGATGTCGATCTCTTTCTCAACCATAGTTGGTTCTAATTGTTTGACTAAGAAGCTCTTTGCGAACTCGTACTTAATCTTACTTGAAACAAATTCAGCCAACACCGTTTCGTCAACGTTTTCAATTTCATTTAATTGCTCTTTGACGCTAGGTACTTCTAATACCCCTTCATTGTTATTTATATCTTCCATTTTTTATTTATTAAAAGCTTTTTGTATTATTAACTATCAATCTTGTGAGATAGTATTTTCTCTCATTACACATAAACTCTGGGTTATGGTAGTTTCCACAGTGCTCGCACTTTATATATCTGTACATACTGTTTCTATATATATAAACGTAATTAATTAAAAATTGTTTGCATCTACCCCAATATTCCGAATAAATATTTTGATTCTATATATGCGTAGCCAGCCCTATCTCCATTGATATATAGCTTTATCTTCTTAAGTAAGCCATCTTTTGTTTTAAGCACGAAAATGCCATCAGCTTCGCACTCCTTATTTTCTACGCATATGAGATTGGCATTGTCGAGTCTTGATAGTGATATTTTTACATAATCACCTTCAATATCATCATATCCAGTCGATACTCTATTTCCGAACTTATTAAACATAGCTACATCTCCTCTGTTATCATGTAACATTATAGGAAGCTTAAGAACATTTATTAACATATAATACGTATTTCTTCATAATTAAACACAGCAATCCCCTTGCGGCAGGACCATCTTCTGCATGGTATTTCAAAATTATTCTTATTCAAATCTGTACGTCCCTATTACGGTACACCCATCAGCCAATCCCACTCTCCCCTCGTTAGCTATATTGTTTTAAATCAAATATAACAGGCTGCATTTGAATAATACTAAATTTCTTTTGACTCTACCGGAGAAAACCATACCATATACAATATGCATCCATGTGCATATTTACTGTGATAAGTAATCCGATGTCTAACCAATCCGCTCACGCCCTCATGGTGGTCAGCCCTAGGAAGGTACTGAAGTCATATACTATAACGTATATACATTAATAATGTTTGCTTCAAAATGAATTATTTTTCAATAAAAATGCAAAATAAGTAAAATTTTTTAAAAATAATTTTATTTCAGTATATATAACAAGGCGAAACTAAAAAATTTGTTGAAAATTTACGTGACCAAGCGAAACTATAAAAAATTTTGTTGAAGTAAAAAAATAGGCAATATGCATGACTGCGCGAAACTTTTTGAAAAATAATTTTATTGTCGTATGTATGACCAAGTGAAACTATCCTCACCAAGGTACCCCTCCTCAGTGAGAAAGGGGAACAACCCCCACAAGGAATGACAGTCAATTGAGTATCTCGAGGATATTCAACGGCTGTCACTTGATCTTCAACAGCACAGACCTAGGCTCAACCGAGTTCACATCCTATGTGCTAATCATGTCGTGAGACACAG